CGCCATCTCCGCAATCGATACCTTTCTTTTAAATATTGGACCAGTTCAGGCCTATGAGGACCCTATCGAAGATTATCAAAATGTGCTGACTTCCACTATGGCATTTTATGCAAGTTCGTGGGTTGACAACCTCCAGGGCTCCGTAAGAAACTTTGATGATTTTGTGGATCACTTTCTGGAGTTTTCCGATGTGGTTCTTCAAAAGTCCCCAATAACACTTTCGGATTATATAATTTCTGATTATTGTCCACACAGGTTTACTGGCCTTGTCGTGGAATTTAAAAACTTTGATTATGGAGACGACAAAACAAAGTGGGAAGAGATACTCCAGGACAAGAACTTTGATTTTTTTCAAAATGCCGTAAGAAAGTTTGGTTTTAAGATTGATTATAACGCCCCTTGGAGATTGGTGGCCGATGTAACCACCGGTGAGATGAAAAGGTTTATGGCCAGCCATGATATAAACTCCGTTGAAAACCTGTTTGAACAATATTTCGAAAGGGCAAAGACGAAAGATGTTGACTTTCTGCGCGCCGCCATGTTAACCTATTATAGTACACTTGTGGCGAGAGCACCAGAAATCAAAATTCCAGTGGCAAGTAAAAAGGATACAAGTAGAACTACATTTTGTAGAATAACAAGAAAACCCCTCTTGACAGAAGAGATTCCTGGAGATAAGTTCTGGTTGGAATTTTACTTTCGAATCCGAATGAAGGAAGCCGGGATTGATTGGGAGCCCCCATTGGTGAAGAATAAAATAAAATACCTCAAAAGATTGTATGATTTGTTTGACATTGACCGCGCAATGCGGTATATTGATCATCAGATTTTCCAAAATGCCCGAGGCTAAGTGTGCTATTCCAGGCTCTTGATGATAAAAAACATTGTGTTGGCATCTATTCTGACGGCGGGATGATCTATGATGAGATCCCCGCTGACCTTTCCAAAACTTGGTCGTATGCCTCTTTCTTAAGGGACCTGGATATTGAGTATGCAAATCTATATGTTTCCGGGAAACAGCTTGGTCAAGTTTGTCCACCAGAGTTAAAAGAAGATTGGGACAGAATCAGCGGCAAGATGAAGGCATTCCTTCGAGCACTTACAACAGCAAAAATTAACCTAAAAGACGTTTGTTTGTTCCAGACTATACCAGAGTCGTTTCTATTCGAGTGGTGCGATATAAAGAACAGAATTAGCGACTACACCTTTGAAAATTACGAAAAACCAACTAATTATGACTTCCTTTTGGACCTCACCAAGTTGGTCGAGAAAATCAAATATCAGGAATTAAATATTGATGCCTCGGCATTGAAAAGTCAGCTTGGTGCTTATCGCTCAAGGGCTTTTTTGAAGAAGCTCAACAAGATTGATCCCTTCATCCGTTATAATATTTTTGGAACCGTCACTGGCCGCTTGACCACGAAGACCAATTCATTTCCAATCTTAACTTTGGATAAAAAACACAGAAGAGTTTTGAAACCAAGCAACGATTTGTTTATTGAGCTGGATTTTAATGCTGCCGAGCTGAGAACTTTTATTGCGCTCAGTGGGCAAGAACAACCTCAACAAGACCTACACACCTGGAACATTGAAAATATATTTCGTGGAATGGGGACGCGAGAAGAAGCAAAAACAAGATTATTTGCTTGGCTATATAATCCCAATTCCGAAGATCGCTTATTAAATCAAACGTATAATCGTGAAAAGTTGCTTAAAGAAAGCTGGAAAGATGGTAAAATTACAACCAAGTTCAGTAGAACCATCGAGGTTGATGAGAGACGAGCATTGAATTATTTAATTCAAAGCACCTCATCAGACCTTTTTTTGCGACAAATGATTAAGATTGACGAAATTCTTGAGAACACGCAGTCCTTTATCGCGTTCAGCTTGCATGATTCGCTTGTGATGGATGTTCGCGAAGAGGACAGACACTTATTGCCACAAATAACAGAAGTGTTTGGGGATACTTCGTTTGGGGAGTATCTTGTTAATGTGTCTGTTGGCAAGAATTATGGAAATATGAGGAAGTTGAAGTGAATATCATAGGTTTGGGTAATTGTGGTTGTAATATTGCCGAAGAGTTTGCCAAATATCCACAATATAACGTATTTTGTATTGATACGGAGCCCCGGCAAATCAAAAACTTCTATCTTTTACCCGAAAGAGACACTCCTGAGAAATATGAGAGAGATTGTCCTGATTTAACCAGCTTTTTAAACTGTAGTGGGGAAGCGATCTTTATCTTGGGGGGTTCCGGCTATGTTTCTGCGTCGGCCTTAAGAATTTTAGAAAAAATAAAGCACTGCAAGGTTACAATCGTGTATGTGAGGGACTCAGAGGACCTTTTGAGCGAAACTGGGCGTCTCCAACAGCGAGCAACCTTTCACATCCTTCAGGAGTATGCGAGATCTGGTATTTTTGAACAAATCCTTCTCGTTGACAATACTTGTGTGAGCGAGATTCTCGGAGAAGTATCAATAGTCGAGTATTACAACAAGATAAACCAAACAATAGTCCCAGTAGTTCACTTTATTAATGTATTCAACAACAGCAAGCCGGTAATGAGCACCTTTCACCCTCTGGCCCCCACTTCACGTATACGCACAGTAGGTATAGTGAATGTCGAGACCGGAGAAGAAAAAGTATTTTTTTCTCTTGACAGCCGAACTGAAACGCGCTATTATTATGCCATCAGTGAGAAGTCCTTGAAAGAGGACGGAACACTCCATAACAAGATTAGAGCACAAGTAAAAGAAAAAGATGAGAGAACGAGCTTTGGAATATTTAAAACTGATTACGACAACAATTTCTGCTATTCACTCGTGTGTGGAAGAGAAGTTGTTCAACTTTGATTTTTTACTTGACTTTGAGATTGAAGAGTAGTATAATACACAACAGATGACTGAGAGATTTATCAGTTATACTATAGGGTAATTTTACCCACCCATTAACACACAGGAGGAAAAAATGGGAATTGACATGAAGAAAATGCGCGAGAAGTATGCAGCCCTCAAGAGCCGAGGTGAGGGTCGAAGTTCATTCTGGCGTCCACAAGACGGTGATCAAGTCGTTCGGCTTGTTCCCACAACAGACGGTGATCCGTTTAAGGAGTATTGGTTTCACTACAATCTTGGCAAGAACTCGGGCTTTCTAAGTCCGAAGCGTAATTTTGGTGAGGATGATCCTCTGAACGACTTCGTTCGCTCCCTTTATAAGGAGGGGACCGAGGAGAGTATCAAGATGGCGAAGAGTTTGTCTGCTCGCCAACGTTTCTTTGCTCCCGTCGTCGTGCGTGGAGAGGAAGAAATGGGTGTTCGTGTCTGGGGATTCGGAAAGCAGGTTTATGAAACCATTCTTAACCTTGTTCTTAATCCTGAGTACGGCGATATTACGGATCCTGAGAGTGGTATTGATCTTACCATTAATTATGGTAAGCCTGCCGGGGCTCAATTCCCCCAAACAAAACTCACCCCGAAGCGACGTTCGTCGCCTCTCTTTGAAGAGAAGGACCGGATCAAGGAGGCTCTTTCGAGTGTTCCTGATTTCTCTCAACTTTTTGAGCGAAAGACGCCCGCAGATGTGCAGGTGTTGCTGGATGAATTTCTTCTCGGTGAAAGCGATGCCGAAGCTGTCTCGTCCGAGACGGTGAAGTATAACAACACCTCTTCGGAAGTCGATAAGGCTTTCCAAGAGCTGGTGTAAACTGAGGTGATCGCTTGGGGGGCTTCGGCCCCCCTTTTCTATAAGGAGGAAAAGTGGTAAATAAAGGTGGCCTCTCTGTGACAGAAATGCGCAAGATGCTTAATAAAAAGCACGGGATGACCGTTGCACATAATTTACAAGATGAGAACCCAACGCAAGTAACAGAGTGGATTCCTACCGGCTCACGGTGGTTGGATTCAATTGTTTGTCGCGGACAGTTGGCTGGGATTCCGGTCGGAAAAGTCACTGAGATTGCTGGTCTTGAAGCAACGGGCAAGTCTTATATGGCTGCGAAGATTGCTGCAAACGCCCAAAAGATGGGGATTACTGTTATTTATTTTGATAGTGAGAGCGCCATCGACCCCGCGTTTTTGGAGAACGCTGGCTGTAATGTCGAGGAACTAATTTATGTCCAGGCACAATCTGTTGAGATGGTTTTGGAATCTATCGAAGAGTTTTTAAAGACAGGAGAGAAGTTTCTTTTTATTTGGGACTCTCTTGCCCTCACACCAGCAGTTGGCGACGTGGAAGGGGACTTCAACCCTCTATCCAGTATGGCGTTGAAGGCTCGCATCCTCGCAAAGGCGATGAGCAAGCTCACAATTCCGATTGCGAACACAGAATCAACCTTTCTGGTCCTCAATCAGCTGAAAACAAACATTACCAGAAACCCGAACATGGCTCTCGTTGAACCATTCGTGACCCCTGGCGGGAAAGCGATGATATACGCATATTCGTTGCGTATTTGGCTCACTGGTCGTAAGTCAAAGGCATCCTTCATCACGGATGATAATGGTTTTCGAATTGGATCCGAAGTAAAGGCGACATTAAGAAAGAGTCGGTTCGGATCACAAGGCCGACAGGCAACTTTTAAAATTCTTTGGGGTGATGAAGTTCGTATCCTCGATGAAGAGAGTTGGCTTGAAGCAATTAAAGCCTCAAATCATATTAGTATCAAGGGCTCATGGTATTCTCTTGACATGGGCAACGGAGACGTGGTAAGGTTCCAACCAGGAAGATGGATGGAGAAGATCAAAGATCCTGCGTTCAAAACGAGAGTATTGGAAGTAATGGAAGAGCACGTTATCCAGAACTTCAAGACACGGCAAGGAAACCCTAACGATTTTTATGATGTAGATGGCGACGAAGACCAAAATCAACCGGCTGTCGAAACGACGGCGTAGATACTTGCAGCTTGCGAAGAGAATCGCAGGGCAAAGCACACACGGCACACATAGTCACGGCTGTGTCCTTATAAAGGGGGGCTCTGTGATTAATGTATCCGCCAACAAAAACAATCATTGTAATTTTGGAAGAAGGTTTCGAGGGTACAATAATAAAAACTTTTCTACCCTTCACGCTGAACTTGGTGCCGTTCTTGGTCTGGATCAATCACAAACATCAGGTTCCATCGCTTATGTCGTCCGCGTAAAGGGTGATGAGTGGAGAATGAGCAAACCTTGCCCAATGTGTGAAGGTGCCCTTAGGCATTGTGGCGTGAAGAAGGTGGTCTATACCACCAACGATGGTTGCGTTATTACGGAGAAGCTATGAAAACTTGTAATAAATGTGGCGAAACAAAAGCTTTGACGGAGTTTTATAAACAACGCCTCGGACGCGATGGCTTAACCGCTCAGTGTAAGGGCTGTATTAACATTCGTAAGAAAGCTTTCCGTGAAGCCAACCCGGAAAAAGTGAAAGCATTCCAAAAAGCTTATCGTGAAACCAACAAGGAAGAAATAAAAGCACGTAAAAAAGTTTATCGTGAAGCCAACAAGGAGAAACTCAAAGCTTATCGCGCCGCCCACAAGGAAAGAACAAAACAATATGGAAAAGCTTGGCGTCAAACACCCACAGCAAGATTAATACATGACAAAAAGAAATCAGAGAGACGAA